TTTTCCCATAGTGGATGTAGGTTTATACATACCACCAACTATTATTGTATAGTCACCTGGTTCAATGTATTGAGTTCGTTCTGATTTATATAACTTCCAAGTCCAAGTAAAATCTCTTGGTGTTCCATCTGGTTTTGGATCTCTTTTTACTGATTGTTCGTGGACAACCTTAAAGTTAGAATCAATTACCCATATTTTTGTATTACTACTTTTAACTCTGTATCTTATTTTTACAACATCACCTATTTCACCATTCCATTTTTCGTGAGTATCTTTCCATGCATATAACGGATACTCATCAAACTCTGCATCTGTTACAATAGGTTTCTGTACACCTTCAACTACTTTGTCATCACCAAAGTATGTAAGTCCTAATACAATCATTATAAGACCAAATAAAACTATTTCTATTTTTTGTTCTAAATCCATTTAGATTATACCTTTCCAATTTATACTGGAATTTACTAAAAAAAACTATACAAGTCAAGTATTTTTTATCTTGATTTCTAATTGAGATATTAGAAAATTTATCTTTTTTAATTTGGGATGATCAGGATCTTTTTTGATCATTTCTTCTTTCTTGTTTCGTAATTTACCATAAGCTGTCTGTAAGTCTATTAGTGCAATTCCTTTCATACTCCTTCTGTAATATAAGTGATGTAACGCTTCATCTTCGGCTTCTGCTCCACGAACTCCAGCAACTGCTGTTATCTGTTCTGTTTCATAAACTTCGGCATCTTGTATATCTACTATCTCATTCCAAATCGTATTATCCCACATAGCATCTAAATCTAATTCTGCAATATCATCGTCTATCATTGCCATATCAATACTATCTTGTTTGGCCTTTTCTATTTTTCTGATTCTATCTCTTTCAGCAAATACAGAATCATTATATGTTGTCCACAATGAATCACATTCACTCAACCACCCACCATAATTCTTCCAAGCTGGTGAACCATTGTCATCTCTATATTCTGTATCATCACAAGGTGTTCCTCTGAATGTACCCGTTTTGAAATCGGATACACGAGCAATATGAGGCCAGAGACTTATATCTAAAGTATCTTGACTATAACTGAACTGGAAGTTCAGACAAATGAAAATTGTCGCGGTTATAGGTAAAATACCAAATTTCATTATTCATTCTCCTATGGTATAATTTAGTTCCATCAAATTGCCATTCATTATCTTCATCAGGTATTCCTAATGATAGAGTAACTTTGACTCCTCTCGTGCGACCTAAAACAGAAAGTGGGTTTGTGGGCCAACTTTCCATTCCTGTTAATTCTTCTTGTTCTTTGGCGTATAATTCTAATTCTTCCCAAATCTGATAAGTGAATTTCTTTTCAAATCTGAGTTCTTCTAATTCAATCCTTTTTTCAAATCTTGGTATAGCTACTGCACTTAAAATACCAATCAACAGGATTACTATAACCATTTCCATCATAGTATATCCTTTGTTCATTAGAGTTCTCCTACTACATATTCCTCGTATGACGGACTATCTGGGTCATTATCTTCAATTACAATTCGAGTAGTTACCCATCCATAATCACTTGTGTCTGTTTCTATATAATAAGTATAAGGATTGTTATTAGTATTATATGGTAAATCTCCACTAAATAACATATCTGGAGTTCTACCATCTAATAGTATGGTTTCTCGGTATGTGGAATCGAGAAGTGAATTCTCAGGCTCTGTTGGAAATCCATTCATATTATTATCATAATAATACTGAACAAATGTATCTCTGATAATATGCATATTAGATCTGTTTATTTGAGCTTGAGTGTCATTCACCAACGAGTTAAAAGTGGGGATAGTAGTTGCTACCAAAATCCCCACTAAAACTATCGTTACGACTAACTCAACTAAAGTAAATCCAGCAGAGTTTTTCATGAGTGACTATCCTATTCTAAATCTTCTCTATCGCCAAGAGTTCCAACATCAGCGTTATCGCCTGTTTGAACACCCTTATCGTAGTCCCAAGCAAAACGGCTATTATCTTTTCTCTGATGGGTGATTTGTAGAGATGTGGTATTATATGTCCACTCTCCATCTTCATCAGCATCAGTTACATCAGTTGTATATCCGTTAGGTTTTGTGTCCAAACCATCCCAAGGATTGTCTGGCCAACTTCTACGACCATTATCCAACAATTGCTCCGTTGCGTAAACTTCTAATCCAGCTGCTATCTGTGAGATAACTGCATCTTCGGCTGCTTCTTCAGCTTTAGTAATTGTTGAGGCGTATCTTGGAATTGCCACTGCGGCGAGAATACCCAAAATAATCATAACCATAATGAGTTCTATCAAAGTAAAACCATCTTGATTCTTGAATTTCATCGTTATTCTCCTTTCTCTCGTTTAAGGAACGAGTGTTTTATGTAATTCAGCAGGGTTTTCAACATCTGCTACTACTAAGGCAGGACTCTTTGCAGAAGTACCACTACCTGATCCTGGTATCACAAGATAAATGTAAGCTCCATCCTGAAAGGGTGATGCTATACCTGCGTTACCAAAGTTTTTCTTGAAGTCATTTGCTCCATCAACATCAAATAAAACATCTACTTGGTGTTGGTCACCAGCGAAACTCATCCAATCACCTTCTAATGCATCTTCATCATCAACTGCTGGTGAAAACACATATACGAAATCTGAGTTGTCGTCTGTGTATGAACCAATATCTTCTAAGATATCTTCAATATATGCTTCAAGAGCTTCGTCTGTGTTTTGACCATCAGCTAAATCAACACCACCAACAGGTGAGTCATATTTAGATTGACCTGGAAAACGACCTTTACCCTCTTCAGATACTGCTTCGTTATAATAGTTGTTAGCTACGGTAAGAATTTTATCAATGTTATTCATTGTTTTTTTCTGTTTAGCACCATCACCGACAGCACCAAATTTTGGAGCGGCAGTTGTTGCTAAGGTAGCCATCATTGCGGTAGTAACTGCGAATTCAGCTAGTGAATTACCTTTGTTACTCTTCATTTTTCTAATTAGGTTTATGAACATTTCAGTTCTCCTTAACTTTTATTTCGATTGACTCCATCCTTGTGATGTTGTCTTACACTATATATGGTACAAAAAGTGTACCAAACTACCCTATTTTGAGAAAAAAAATAAAAAAAATTTTAAGTGTCTATATATTTGAAGATGTAGGGGCACAAAAAAACCCCATTAAAAAATGAGGTTTTTTCTTTCTTAGAAGTTTTTTAAAAGTGTATCATTTCGAAACAAAAATGTGTAACACTACATAACAGAATGTTACAAAAATGATCCAGTATTTGCTGTATCTAATTGACCAGTTTCTTGAAACTCTTTCATAAGATTTACATTATATTTCTTCATAACATTAACAATACGAGTAATATGTTGAGTCTTAGAACCAGTCATTTCACGAATTAGAATATATAAAGCTTTCTTATTAAAGTTTTCTATATTTTCTCTTCGTCTAAACATCTCTAATACTGCATCAGCTACCAAAATATCTTTCTGTCGTCTAAATATATTTGGAAGATTTTCTTCCCAATACATTAACATTTGATCTACATACTCTTGATTAAAACTGGCAACCTCAAAATTATCTTGACTCTCACGAATATTAGTTGAATAATCAAGAACATCCATTTTATCGTGAACCTTAAAATGTTTATAATTCTTATTATTATGAAGAATCAAATAGTTTTTAGCAACAATACTAAAGTAAGAAAATGCCTTTCCCTTACCTTCTTTAAACTTATGTATATTCATTACAAGAAAAGAAACCACCTCGTGTTTAACTTGTTCTGATGAAACATCAAAATAATAAAACTTAAATGTATGAATTATATTTTCTGCAAGTTTATCAAATGCAAATTTGATATGGTCATTATAAATAATATTCTTTAACCTAGCATCATCTGTATTATTATAACGAATTATTGCGTTCTCAACCACCTGGTCAAAATAATAATTTTTAGGTTTCTTCTTTTTCTTTACAGGTTTTTTTACTGCTTGTTTAGCTTTAGCCACTTATTTCCTCTCCTTCTGTAAGGTCGTTTAGTTCATTAACTACTTCTTTAATTGATTCAAATATAGAACCCACCTCGTCATCTGCTTCAAAATGTCCAGTAGAATCTATATCTTTTAATTCTTGTTGGACTCGTGTAATTCTATCACCGAAATCTTCTACCCAAGTTTCGAGTAACTCTGTCTTTCTCATTAGATTCCAAATTACATATCCTTCAACAAGAATAACAATTCCTAATACTATTTCTATTATCATGATTTATCTCCAAATAATTCATCAAATAAGTCTTGGTGTTTATTTTCTAAAACCTCATCCTTATGTTTTTGTTTCGGTTTAGTTTCTTTTTTACCAATACTAATATTCTTTATATTTTCCAATCTACTTTCCATTTCTTCCTTGTTATCTTCATCTTCTCGTTTCCATTCATCAAACTCGGCTTGAGTTGCCATATGGTCAGCCCAATGGATAATATATGGTAAATGATTTTTGAGAGAACGACTTGCATCAAATACTTTTAAATAGTATGTATTTGCTTCGTCATATAACCCATCAGATACTTTGATAGCAAGAGTTTCATTTAAACTTACCTTAACACCAAAGTGTTGTAATAAGAATAAAGCTCTATCAGTAACTCTCATATTTTGAATTTCTGTATTGTGTGTGAATATCTCACCGAGAGTCTTTCTTCTCCAATCATTATCTTGTGGAATATAATACTCTCCGATTAAATCTCCGACCTTTCCCAAGTCGTGGTGCATAGCAGAAAAGATGAGTTCTTCATCTGTCCAATCTTTATAACCACCAATCTTTTCGTATGTCTTAGATACTTCGAGTGCTGTTTCACAAACATGCAAAACATGATTTACATAACCACCAGCATAACAATAGTGATATTCTTCTTTTCCTGAAGCTGGTGCAACTACCATTCTATCTTCAAAGAACTTATACATTTCCAAGAGTTTCTCTTTTCGTTCTCCTTCGAATGTATCTTCTACAAGTTGCAACAACTTATTCCAGTTATCCAATAACTGGGTTTCTGTAAGTTGTTTCATTTATAACCTCTTTATAATTTACTTAATTTTTCTTTCGTTGTATTTATCCTATGTTGATAAGTTCCCTCTGTTTGAACAACCACACATTTATCTCCATCCATACTTTCTATTTGATATGCTGGTTGATTACCGCCATCTATTCCTACTAATCTAACTTTTACCCAATCCCCTACTTTTAGTTCAGTATTCTTTTTAGACATTTACTCTCCTTTATTTATGATTTATTATTTAACAATGCTACATTATCTGTCCAATTCATTTTGTAGATATGGACATTTTCATATTTATATGGTTTAACATGCTTAGATTCTAAAATATCCACGACATTAACCCATTTAGGATTCATAGTATCTCTTACTTGATACACTCCATCCTTAGTTTTAGTTCCTTTAATTAAAATAAAATCTCCATAGTCAAATGGGCCTCCCCATCTTTTTAAGAGATTTCTTGAAAGTGCTACGAACTTATATTCACTTGCTTTACTGATACGAATTCTTGTTCCATCCGCAGTTATATCTGGTGTTTTATCCGTTTGTGGATATACAGGTTGATACATAGTTACATCAACCTCAATACCAAACTTGTAAAACTCTTGAAGTTCAGAATGTAGTTTTTGATTCATAACTATTAATGAATCACTTGCTTCTTTATACATACTTGAATGATTAGTCATCATACTTGTTGATATATACCCATTCATAAAAGTTACAAACACCATTCCCGCAATGGCTGTAGTTGTACTTATTGTTTTATCTAACATATTATTATCCTCTGATTACCCTTGATCTTACGACATTTTGCAGTAAAAGTCAAGTCATTTTTTGTAAAAAATGAATATTGGTTCATACTTTAAATAAGTTCCATTTATTTTGACCGCGTTTTTGACATTAGATTGGTCAACACCAACCATAGATGTCATCAACATTTTGAGTTTGCCTTTATATTCGGCACCTAATGATAAGAGAATATCGATACTATCTTGTTCTAACGGGTGATATTTATCTTTACCGATTTTTATATCGGCGATATTCCATAATAAATATCTATCTTTTCGTAAACTTTCATATGCATTTACCAAAGTTGGTCTTAAAAAACCATCTCTCCAACTATCATACTTAGGATATAACTTATAGCTTTGTTCCTCATCTTCACTATATTGCTCTCTGTCAAAGTATGGCGGACTTGTGAAAACTAAATCAAGTTTGCCCTTATACGATTGAAACTCAG